GAGTACCTCAGCTCTGCTCATAGCGCCAACGTCTTTTACATCTATGTCTCCGTAATTGAAGAACCAGCACTCTATACCCATCTCCTTGCAGGTTTCAAGTAACGAGGCTGAAGAGGACTTGCCAGCATCATCGTTATCCATAGCAAAGATTATCTTGTCAGCGCCTCGGATAAGGTTAACCTGAGCAGTTGAGACCATTGCGCCAAATACAGCGACAGCTCCTTTGACACCGATGGAAGCTAAACGAATGACGTCAAGCGGAGACTCAACGACAATCATAGTTCCACCTTGATACTGGTCGTAGCCAAACAAGGCGTTGCTCTTTTTGATACCAGCAGGAACGTTCTTAAAGTAGCGTCGGTCAAAACCCTTCTCTTGCCAGCCTAACAACTTGTTAGTGATGGGCTCTCTGATAGGGATAATCCAGTTCTTATTACGAGCGTCCCACCTAAGCCCATACTCCTCACTGGAGGAAGCGCTTAAACCTCTTACCTCTAACGCCTCTGTAGGAACTGCAGTAAACGCGCTAAGCATAGATTCGGTAACCCTAGTGACCTCTTCAATAGGAGGACGCACAGGAACCTTTAGACGCTCAAAGCGAGTCACAAGACTTGTGGCTGAGCCTAACCAGTCTTGTACTTTACCAATCTCAATGTCCTGCATGTAGCTGATGAGTGAGTAGAGGTTACCCTTCCAGCCACAGGAGAAACAGATGAAGGCGCCAGAGTCAGCATTAATCCACCAAGAGGGATTGCGGTCTATATGACCAGTCCTCTCCTCATGCGCAGAGCAGTATCCGTTAATCTCATACCCACGGCTATCTACAGTCTCAATGCCTAGACGAGATAACGTGTCAGTCATCTCCTCTACTGTCATTCCAACTCCTTCTCAATGGCTTGGATGGTAGCGCAAGGGTATGGCACTATGTCCCACTCAGGGCTGTCATAGACACAGTACTCATTATCCTCATCGGGTCTATGCAATTCCACTACTGCACGAAGGGCAGAATGAACTATCGGCTTTGAATCAAAATACTGAACAAGGAATTCACCTTCTTCATCTATCTTTGCCAGCAATTCATCGTGGGTCATAAGTCCTCATCACTAATCTCTCGGAAGTAGCCTGTATCCCAATCCCACATAAGCGACACTTCGCTTAGACCGCCGTTACGGCTAGCCACAACACGTAGCAAACGAGTGTCGTCTACGTTCTCGTCTTCTCTCTGAAGACCAAAGATTACGTCTGCATCTTGGTGGAAGGATGAGGAGTAACCGATGGAGTCAGCGGTGACTTGCCCCTTCTTCATCTTCCAAGTCAAAGCCTGTGTAGAGATAACGATAGGCTTATTAATCTTCTGCGCTAAACGCTTGAGGCTACGGGTAATGTTGGTAATCGCTTGTGGGGTATTGGACTCGCCTGTCTGCTCGTCAATCATCAGGTAGGTACCGTCAATGAAGACAATGTCAGGGTTTTTGCTCTGAATCTTGCTAGCAACCGCTCCTACCGTCTGACCTCCTGAGGAGTCAACAAACCAGAACTTCTCGCCCATGGACTCAATGCTGTTAACAAGCTTGAAGTAGCGAGACTCTTCATCAGGTGTCAATGTACCTGTCATCAAACGGCGGTGAGAGATACGGGCGCGCATAGAGTAGTAACGGCTCTTCTGCTCAGCGTTGCTCATCTCAAAGGACATGAACATAGGAACCTTGTGGTCAAGGTGCGCGTTCAAAGCAATCTGCAATGCGAGGGTTGACTTACCAGTCTTAGGCGGTGCAACAATCACAATCAACTGCCCTGGCTGTAGACCAGATGTGGCGGCGTCCATAGTAGGGAAGCCAGTTGCTAGTCCTAGTAATCCAGGGTTTGCCTTTCTGAACTCGTACTCCTGCTTTGCACTCTTGGCAGCGTCTGTGATTTCAAGGTCGTTAGCTTTTGTCAAGCCCGCTTCCTCTAAACGGATAAGACCGCGTTCGATAGCAGTCAAAGCGCCTTCGTGGTCTTGCTGCTTCTCAATAGAAGTAAGCGCTTCGCCAATGGTGTTAATAATCTCTACTCGCCTACGGCTCTTTACTAACTCATCAATCAAGTAGTTGATGCTGTCAGTAACAGGAAGGACTTGGTAGGTAGGGAAGTTGCTGTTGATAACCTCAAGGCTTGGGCACTCTTGGTAGTTAGAGTAGTGGTCAGCTAAGAACCTAAATATCTTCTTATCTGATACGTCGGCAAACCAACTGTCACTAACGTTGTGCTCTAACGCGATACCGATGTTTCTATCAGTAATGATTTTACTTATTAACCGTGCGTCGTTGTTCATAAGCTATTGAAGTCCAATCCCCAGTGTCCGTATCGTAATAAGTTCTCGGGTCTATCTAAAACGCCAAAGACTTCTGGACGGTACGGTAACTCTTTTACCAAGTCGTTTGCCGAATCGTACACAGTAAAGTATCTAAACGGGTTAGTTCCCATGTTGTCAAGTGTGTCCATAATGTTTGACAAGTCCTCTTCAGCCATGCTGAATGACACCAACTCAAGAGTGACCTCTCGCCTATTAGTAAGCAGGTAAAGGTAACTAAGAATGTCGCGTCTTAGTCTCTCTTCCTTCTCAACAACAGGTATAAATTTAAGCTTCTTCTTAACCTTAAGCTCAACATCTAAGAATACGTCTATTACTACGATTATTCTTCTGGGGAGCTCGTTACTGATGTCCCCGTAGCGCATTTAGTAAACCTCTATCCTTCCGAAGCGGATAACAAACTCTCTGAACTGTTCATTGGACTGCTTTGCTTTGGCTGCATCTTCTTTGGTAGCCCTACTAGATATCTCTAGTGGGTAAGTACCGCCGTTGCTATCTAGACGCGCTTGTACAAACTTTGTGTGCTTACAGATGCTTCGACCCTTAAACCCTGGACAGGTGCAACTTAAGTTGCCAGAGTCTACATCCGTAGATACCTCAAAGATTCCAGGCCCTGGTGTTTGAGCAGGGCTTAAGAACACTTGTACTAACCGACGTGACACGCTCATGTCGTTCCCTTTCACTTTCTAAGGTCCCCGCCTTTAGCGCTAATTGGTAGATACCCAAAGGCTTCGTTTGCAAAGCTCTCTGTAGCATCGCCGTAAAGGCCAGCCCAGTCCTCTAACTTGATGTTAGTAGTAACAATGGTAGGCAATCCGTTGTTGAAGCGTGTCCTCAACACATGATGAAGCATGTTCTTTTGCCAACCAGTTAAGCCAGCATGCTCCCTACCCACATCATCTATAATGAGCACACGGATGTTGTATGCGTCATTCCTGCATTCACCAAGCATGCCTTGATAGATAACCTCTTGGTCATCCGTAGGTCCGTCCATCAGTGCGCCCTTTAAGTCAAGAACATCGTTGAAGGTTGCAAAGTAGCACGGACGAATCAAAGGCTTACCATCTGGAACGTTGAACGCTGCAAGTGGGAAGTCGCGCATCATCTCTTGAATGATTGCAACAGACAAAGTCGTTTTGCCATGACCTGGTGTTCCGTAGAACATCAAACCTTTACCGCAACCACGGGAGCCGATAGCACGAATGACCTTCTCAGACTTGACAGCGTCCATCCATTTACGGATGAGCGCTAAGTCAGAATCCTCAATGTCAGTGCAGTCATCTAGAGTCCAACCAACACGTGCTGTTGGAATGTTTGCCATCTGAACCCATGAGCGTCTGCGAATCTTTAACTCGTCTAGCTTAAACATCATCCATCCAATCTAAGGTGTGCTTGCCTTTATCCTTCTCGGCAATGACGTCTTCAGGTGTGACCATAACACGTTGCGCCTCAGTTAGTAAGTTACTGAACTGGACAATGAACATCTTCCAAACCTTTTCAGGGTCGGATATCTTGGTGTCGTGCTTAAGCTTAGAGAAGTAAAGCTCCATCATTACAGCCTCAACAGTACCGTCGGTGTTGTACTCCTTACGTTTAGCGTCTAACGCGTAACGGAACCGAGAGCGAGTAACCTCCCAAGGCTGGATATGCCACAGGTTGTGCATCTGCTCAGCGAACTCAAACGCCGAGTCTGTAGACGACCAGCCCGCTGCGTTAGCCCTATCGCGCTTAACCATACGGTCCTGACGTCTAGCCTCATAGGCTTCCATCTTCTCTTCATGCTTACGCTGGTCGTGTTTCCGCTTGGCCTCAAGCCGCTCTTCTTCTGTCTCGTAGTATTCCAAGATACCCTCCCGCGAACTCCGTTCGCTATTCGGTTTACTATTAAATGAATAAGCTAATAAGGATTTATTGCTATTCTGCATATTCTGCTGTAACAGGAGTTCCTTTTCGGGACTCCCATTTAGATAAGACTGGGTTACAAACTTGCCGTTTACCAGCTGTCGGGAGGTGACTATCAGGCCAGCTTCCCTAAGCTCTCTGAGGGCAGTCATCATAGCCTTCCGACCCTCAGGAAAAATGGAAGAAAGGTTCTCAGAGCTTATATGGGCCCCTGAGGCCTTGAGATACACGTATACCCCTAGGGCTCGGGCTGTAATCACGCCTTAGACCCCTTGGAAGGCTTTTTAGGGGCATCTTCAGGGGTAACCTCTGGCACCTCTAGAGGCCTGATATTGCCCATCTCCTCAATTAGGGCTTTCGCGAAGATTTTCGCGATGGCTTGGATTCCGAAATAGATATCTTCCAAGACTTCGCCTTCTTCGTCGTCTTCTTCTTCGCCGTCGTCCTCGAAGTCGTCTTCTTCCTCCTCATCTTCCCCATCGTCCTCTTCCTCCTCTTTAGGCGTAATCTGCTCTTGGGCAGGGACAGACGGTTCCTCAATGACCACGTCTCCCACGCTGCTTGTGATTTTGTTAAGCCCGTCGGTTAGGTCGAAGCAAGGGATGCCAGCCTCAGTAAGGGCTACAAAGTAGTTATGACCCTCAACGTCCTCGTCATCCCACAGCAGAAGGGCGCAAGCCTTTTCCGTTGTTAGGGTCTTGAAGAAGTCATCAGCACTGATAGGAGTATCAATGACTGTGGCTGTTGGAAGGTTGGAGAAGTTATCTGACTTCGTGTAGATAACGATGTCCTTGTTTTTGTCTTTAGCCAACTGGGCTGCGAATATCTGGCCCTGGCTTGGTTTGTCTTTATAAGGTAGAACCAGAATGCCATTTGCTCCATTAGCGTAGAAATGGTCTTCGAGTAGCGCCTCTAGGTTAGCGCGGCTGGTGGTTCCGTTACCAGCAACTATCACATAGTACTTGTTGTCCATAGGACCTCCTTGTTAGGGGAGGCCTAGGCTAGCACATCAAGTCTGGGGCTGTGCAAGGTATAGAGCGACGGTTGACCCAAGCGGTAGCTGGTCAATAAAGGTGGAGTTACCCGCTCTATTGGTGATTGCGTAACGGTTCTTGTAGTAGTGGCTTCTTGATGCGTTAGGAGCTGAGCCTTCCCATGTGTAGTTAGTGGTATCGCCAAACCCACTGCTACCGTCAAAGTAATCATAGACAAGCGGTGCTTGCTCAAAGAGCGCGTAGTCTAAGTAAAGAATGTGGTTAATCGTTGTAACCCAGTTGATGCCTACGATTGCGTAAGCTGCTGTAGAAGGTGCAGCAGATGTGACTGATACGCGTGTCCAGTTCTCTTCATAGCCATTAACCGATGTTGTAGTTCCAGTAGATGTGCTGAGTACGTTATGGCTAATATCGTACCAAGTGATGTAAGCAGTAACGCTAGCTTCATTTCCAAACCCAGCGTACTGGTCTCTATCCGCATAAACGCTAAAGGTATAGGAAGTACCTGGGTAGTAAATAGGCATCTGCTGGGCAGTAGTTGAGCCATCCCACGACTTAACGTTTACAGTACCTGTTGATGAGGCAACCAGCTTTAGAGCGTTACCTGAGCGCCATACTTCGCCATCTACATCCGCAGTTCTAGTAAGAGTGCCTGTGGTAGTAGTGAACTCAAAGTAAGCATTGTTAGAGGTTGACTTCTCACCTACAGCTGTAATTGTTTGAACACCATCAAACGGTGACCCCAAGTATTGAATGTTTACAACGTCTCCAACCTTAAAGTCGTGAGTGTATACAGTCTCTACACGTGCTGTGGTACCAGTTAGAGTCTTATAAGCAGTAAACCAGATGCTGTTACCAGGGATTACTTGCGCTGGGTCAATTGTTTTTGCTGCATTAGTTACAGACCAAGGAGTAATCACAGGAGATGCGTTAGTGCCACTGATAAGCGCAAAGCTTGGGTTCTTGAGCTCATTGATGCGGTTAGCTCTGAACGTGACGTGCAGCTGACGAGCATCATCAAATGAAGTCATAGCCGCAGCCTGCTCAAACTGTGCACAGTCAAAGTACTGGAACTCATTGCTTGCTGAACCAGCAGCTGCTGCAATAGAAATAATAGGTACGGCGTAGTAAGCGCCTGTTGGAGCAGTTGATACTACATAAGGACGAACAGTGAATGAGGTAGCTGTTCCACTAGCTAATGCTGTTCCAAACGCGTCTGAGCCAATAGCGGCTCCAAAGCGGTCGCACCACTTGATACCAGCACTAACGTTGCGGCTAGTGGTTGAGTTAGTTGTGTAGATGCTGAATACATATGAGAGGCCAGCAGTAACTGGGATTCCCTTTGTAACTGCTAGTCCTGTATTACCGCAGAGTGCCTTGATAGTTCCAGCAGTAACGCTGGAGTTAGTTACGGCTAAGATTCCTTTTTGTCTATTAGGGTAAGTGGATAACGCAGTTGGCTCATTGTAAGGCGCTGGGTATGGCATAACTGTTGGGTAAGCATTGGTGTTGTAGTTCCAGGCTCTAGTAGTAGCAATAGTAGGAGCGCCTGAGTAAGCAAAGGTGATGGTGGTTGAGGTAACTGCAGTAATAGATACGCCAGTGTTTGTATTAAGAATCGGTAAGTCGCTACCGCTAATGGTTATCTTATTGCCTACCTTGTAGCCGTGGCCCGTGCCAAGAGTAAGAACGATGATGTTGCTACCCATTGAGTAGTTAGTAATTTTCTTCTGCTTTAGGCAAGAGAGCACAGATGTGCCGTCGCTAAGCCAATGGCCCACAGACTCTTCAAACGAGGAGTCGTTATAGTCAAGCATTAAGTTGTGCCCAACTTGGATGCCCTCAACAGGAGATAGTGGGGTTGTGGTTGTAGCAGATGGGATAGCCCAGCCAGTAAATGCCTTTAAGAACTCTCTAAGTCCATCGGAGCTACCTTTTGCCTTATACAACTCGCCAGCATCACGGGCAAGGATACGGGATTGTTGGTAACCGATTTCTGGCTCGTAGGCAATAGCCAACTCCTGCAAAAGAGAGGGAAGCAGCTTCCCATTAAGCTTAGAGGTGTCATAACGATTGACTAATAAGTTGGTGTACGTGTGGTACTGGCTTAGTTGGAATCCAAACAAAGACAAGAAGTTGTAGAGAGTATCGTTACCAGAAGAACCTACAACCTCATTAGTGGTAGATATCTTGTATACCTCAGGTAGGTAGTTGTAAAGAGTGTCTGTATAGCCGTAATCCTTTACAGCTAATCCTAGAATGTCTCCTACGCGTTTCCAGGTAAAGTTAACGCGCTCAAACACAAAGAGCGAGTAGTAGTAAAAAGCGTTAGTGGCTAAGCCCGAGTCAATAAAAGTAGTGGGGTCAGTCTCTTGGTAAGCAAAAAAGTTGCCGTCAGCCTTGATGTCCAGTTGTTCACCGTCTAGGTAGTCAACAGGAAACCCATAGCTGTTACGGACCAATTTAATTTTGGACCACTTGCCAACTGGGCTATTCCACTTTAGCTTAATAGTGCCATAGTCAGTAGAGGTTGCAGAAAAGCCAGTAGCGGCGTAGCTAACGGTTGTTTCAGAACCGTACTTAGCTAAGCCGTAGTAGTTAACCCCATACCGTGCCATTAGTTATTAATTCCTCCAGTAAAGGTTAATGAAGGGAATGGGGAGGTAGTATTAAGCTGAGGAATCTCATTGACACCGCAGACAACGTCATTTACTGTGAGCCGTGTTGCTGTTCCTGTTGCGGATGTAGATGACACTACGGCTGAAATTAAAGAGTAAGAGAAGGTAGTAGACGCCACAGCTGTTACAACAAAGGTGCCGTTGAAGGTGCTGTCTACCCCAGATACCTGCACTGTTGAACCTACAGTAAGCGAATGGGTTCCTACGGTTAAGGTAGCCACGGTTCCGCTAGCTGCCTTATTGGTGACTGTGTATGTTAGGTCAGAGTCGTTTCGGGCAAGCTTAGAGACTTGAACATAGGCTACGCCATCTACAGCTGTAATAGTTGACATTACATCGTTAAGAGTAATCTTGTCTTGGAAGCTTACGTTGTCAAAGGCAAACAACTGCGCTAGCGCATCTGTTACCGCTGTAGTAACCAAGCTGGTTCTAAACTGAGGAAGTACAGTAATAGAAGCTACTACGTTAACAGGCACGTATGACGGTGGCTGGAAAGTAACTGTTGTATTAGCTGGCACTTTACCTGTCAAGTACTTAGTAAGCACAGGGATAGTGTTTGTAAAGACAGTAGATGGAGTAACGCCGTCTGTCTGAACTCCAGAGTCTCCGTAAGGAGCAAAGTAGACTGTCACACTTGTATAGACATCTGCGATGGCGCTAGCCTTAGCCACACCTGCAGCTTTGCAAAGAGCAGCGTAGTCCGCAAGAGACACCGCACGGTTAAGAGACTTAAGGCTTAGTGGAGCATTGATACGGATAGAGTCTGTGCTTTCTTGGTCAGCTCCTCCAGTACCTGCGACTAAGTTCTTTACGCTTAGACCGTTATATACGTTATTAAGAATGGTGTTGATTGCTCCGATAGCAACGTTTCCTACTATGCCCCCGCCAATTCGGTAGGTTGCTGTAATAGCGTCACCTGTGTTAGGGACTCGACCGCTGATGCCATCACCAAAGACAACATAGGAGTAGTTTGATGAGTTGGTGTACACGGAGTACACAGGGTCAAAGTTGTTGTAGTCAATGAGGTACGGAACCTGTGTATAAGGCGTAGCGCCAACAGTCAGGGACAATGAGCCATTGATTAGTGGGTACTGGTTGAGCTTTTTGACCTGGCTAATGTCTCCATTAGAGGTACCCAAGGACTCACCTGATACAGTCTTACCTTGAGTAGCTACTACAGTGCTCTGCCCGTTAACAGTTCCAGACTTGGCTGGTACGACTACCGAGCTATTGGTCTCAAAGACTATCTGAGCGCCAGTTGTCGTTGAGGCAGTTGTGCCTACCTGAGTATTAGCTGGGACAGTGATAGCTGAGGCCGAGGAGTTATAGAAAGTTAATGTTACGGTTGACGCCGTAGAGGTTGTTGGGTTATACCCAAGCAAACGTGCAATCTGAAGGACGCTGTCGCGTTGGCTGGCTGTGCCAATGAAAGCCTCGTTAGCCGAGCGGTCAATGTAGTAATTGAGGATATCTCCCATGTAAGAGAAGAGCTCAATTAAGCCAATGACAAAGTCCGCGCTGTCGCGGTTTGTCCATTCAGGAAGGAAGCTAGGGATAAGAGCTAGCATGTCAGCCTTGATGGCGGTATAGTCCTTAGAGGTGTAATCCACCTGCGGGACGTAGTTAATATCAGCCATTTGCAACCTCCACTAGGGTTTCTCCAGCTCTGCTTAGGATAGCAGTTTTTATCGTTACACTCTGCCCATTGTCAGTATCTTTTACCTTATAAATAATCTCTAGGGTTAGATATCCGTCTACAGGGTCTATATATCCGCTAACTGACATCAAGCTCAACGGTATTAACCAACGACTAAACGCAACAGTCACCGCTTGGCGGATGATGGTCATAGCATCATTAACGTTTTGAAGAGTAGCAAGGCCTACGTTGCTGCCAAAGGCAGGGTTCATTACGCGCTCACCCAAGTTAGTCATAACTGTAAGAAGAACACGGTCTTGCCACATCTTTGACATGTCTTCGGTGAACCCAATGCCTCCGCTCTCATTAATAGAGAAGGGCATAGATATTGCTTTACTCATTCTAGACTCCCATCCAGACTGGGAAGTTAGGGTCCCCGTCCATATACATAACCCACGCATTATCTCCTACCGCAGGTACTACGTTTCCTACAGCAGTTACTGTTAAAAATACAGAGGCTGTGGTTGGGCGCGTAGGAACTGATTGAGTAGGAAATGTCTGTATAACTACATCAGCAGCATTGCTTGTAGACCACATAAGCTCGTAATAGTCATTAGCGGCAAGAGGGACCACGGTAGTCCAACCTTGAATAATGTTAAACGGAATATTAGCGGACTTACGCGGAACCATGTTGACTTCGCTGTTGCTGCCGATAACGTTGGTACCGTTTTTTCTAAACCATATAGAAACAGTCTCATCGGCATTTGAGTTTGAAGATATCTGGACAGCAAACGCTATCTTGTAGACCCCAGCATATTTTACCGTTACCCTTGCTGGGTCTCCGTTTGCGTCTGGGGCTACGTATACATCTGAAGCTACCGAAGCTCCTTCTAGATGCAAGGAGGCAGCAACGTTAGAGTTACCAGACCCAGCTGTTAAAGCTCCGCCACCATACTGAGTTGTGTAGCTAGTAAAAGAGCCATAAGGAGTTTGCTTTGCAAAAACCCCACCGCCATTACTACACGACTCAATCCAGTTGCTTACCCCAAGCCCCGTGACTTGCGGAACTTGTACGGTAATGCGACCAAGGCCTAATGGGTCGTTGTTATCTACGATGACGGCCCGATAAAGGCCATAGTATCTTTTGTCGGTCATAGTAATCCATACTTTGCTACTAGTCGGTCTGTGATGGCAGGGTTAGTCTTACCTGTCTCATAGACTTGATTTAGGACAGGGGTAGTTGTTCGCCAAGTGCTTGGTTCAATCATACGAACTTTTACATCTGAATCCTTGGCTCGGTTTTCAATCGTTCCAAAGCTTCCCTTGTTAGACGGTGTTATAACTTGAAACTTGCTATCTAACTTAGTCTCAGGCTTAATGTTAGTCTGCTTTAACCCAGGAACGATAGTTCTTCTAGGTAGGTCTTCTGGCGCTTGAATGTTAAACGTATCAGTCCAAGTCTCTGCGTTACCCAAAGAGTCGGAGCCTAGCTTTAGCTTGGTGGTGTAGACGTATACGTTTCTTTGCTTCTCAACTACCATGTGCTCAGCCTCTAGAACAATCCAATAGCCAGCGTAAGGGTTGCCTACACCGTCAATAAAGACAGGCATGTCTGGTCGTAGGTTAGGTGTACCTAAGACTTCAGCACTAGCGCGGTAAGGGAAGTAGTTTCTGTTCTCCGCTGCTTCTGCTTCATACTGAGCTACCTGCGTAGTAGGGGCAACAGTGTGAGTGTCAAACTTGTCAAAGAACTCAAGCTGCTGTTTAGACCTAATCTTTTTATTACGTAGTTGCTGGGCAACTGACATCGCTACCCCAGAAGCTGTATCAACGCCACTTACAGCAACAGCTGCCTTTTGAGCATCCTCATAAGGCATGGACTCACTAATCTGTGGGTTGAATGAGTATAGGTTAGAGCCATCTGGATGGTTAGCGTCCCTCATTGTGAACTTAGGGGCTGAAGCTCTATAGTTTGTATAGTCATCCAGCACAGGTTGGAAGTACAACTCTGTGTTCTGGGTGCGCAGGGTATAACCACATTGCTTAGCTAGACGAACCATCATCTCCCAGTCAGAGTGACCAGCCTGAGCTATCTGTGGATAGACTCTTGGGTGAGGCACAATATATGAGGCAAACTTGTAGCTATCAGCGATGTTCTTAACCACAATATCCGCAGTCACATCCGTGTAGTAAGTCTGTCGTTGCTGCTTCATAGCAAAGGATGCGCTTATAAAGGTAACCTCGTTGAAGAACTTACCTGGGGTTCTATCTACCTTGATGTCATGTACGTAGCCGTAGAACTCTCTGGTATCTGTAGTACTGGCAAGACGAATATGCACAGGCGACCCTGGGCTTACAACGTCAAAGTCTGCACCCCAGTCCTTAAACCGTACAGTCACAATCTCATGGGCATATCTAGCCTGCTTTAGGGTAAGGCTATAAACCGTCTGAGGCGGCAATGTGGTTTCAGGAAAGTCAACGGTTACGTATTTAAACATTAGGTATCTTTAACACCGTTCCTGGAGTGATGTTGTTGATATCTGAGATGGCTGGGTTGAACTCAGGGATAAGCCACCAGTATTCGGGGCGCTTGTAGTACCTATAAGCAATCTGGTCAAGGCGCTCGCCCTGTACATAGGTATGCTCCCAGTACTTAACTAAACCTAGGTTAGAGAAGGTATATAGAACTACAGCCTTCTCGATAAGCTTCTGGTTAGTAGCCACGTAGTCAATCGTGGAGTGTTCGTATCTAGAACCTCTGAAGATAGTCACCTTACACCGCCTTAATTCCTGAGCCAGCGAAGCAATCAATGCTGATAGAGACAACAGTTCTTACAGGAATCATGTTCTCTGTGAAGTCTGTGTGCTGGATACCAATGTTAGTAATCCAACCTACATAGCTTAGGCTATCTAAAGTAGGCCCGAGCTGAATGCCCAAAAGGGTAGGCATCAAGAAACCGATGTTAGCTGTCTCTTTTCCTAGAAGGTTCTGCCAAGCATACCCACCGTTAACAGCCTTGAACAAATACTCAAGGTCAGCCATCGTGCCTTGGTTCATAAGCTTCTGAATCTTCTCAGATGTAGTTGGCGTATTTGACTGAAGCGGATACGCGTTGGTGTAGTACTTAGAGAACTTTGAGTAGTCGTTGTTTACCTGGTTTACTGCTTTGATTTGGTTAAACGCCTGTGTGGTAGAAGTAGCAGCATTGGCTTGATTAGTAACATCAATGCCCGTACTACCGTAGGCTTTAATACAAGCAAAGTCATTTACCCTATCTAGCATAATGGATAGGCTTACTGTCTCTTGCCCTGGGAACGCTCCAGCTACAACCTTTAGCGTGTCTGCTGGGCTAGGAGTAATGTCCATGTTTCTTACAACGCTTGTAGAGATACTTGTTGGGTTCCAGAGGAATTGGAAGCCGTACCAGTTGTCAGCGGTCTTTAAGCTAGTGCCAGCGTCGGTAGCCGCGGTTGAGCCTGTAATAGAAGAGGTAACACTATTTACTGTTGAAAACGCTGAGGCTACAGAGGAGCTAAGTGCTAAGTCAGCTGCGCCAGCCCAGAACCATAGACGTCCACGACGGAGACCGTGGAATGAGGCGTACTCATTAGAACCCACTAGCTCAGAGTCCATCTTCACAGGTCGTACTGGAAGACTCCAGTCATGCGGCGGTAAGTTCCACTTGTAGTCACCAGTAGGCTGGGTAATACCTACGCCATTTGGGACAGCTCCAGCTGTGGTATTGATATTAACAACAGGGATATCAGCAAGGGTCGTTGCCTGTACTAGCCCCGCGTTTACTTGAGCTTGTGTAGTAGCAAGAACGCTTGTAGGAGACGACAGGTTGACACCAGTGGCAACAAGACGAGCACTGTTTACATCAGTTACGTCTGTGGCTGCTGTGTTACCCGCTAATGCACTATCTGCAGCTGTTACGGTTGTCATTGTGTAGCCACCACGCTTCCTGACTTAAGTTGAGATAGGTAATCATCAATAATGCCCTTAATCTGTTGAGGGTCAGCGCCAGGGATGTTTAAGTTAAAGGTGACTCCACCATAGTTATTGGTAGTTCCTGTTCCGCCGCTTGTAGAAGTTCCACTTGTAGTGGTGCTTCCAGAAGGAGTTGCGAGGAGAGCCCCTGCACCAAACGCATCCTGTCCTAAGTAGTTTAAGAAGGCCTGAGCATACTGTCCACCAAACTGTTGAGTTAAAGCGTCACTAATCTGTGAAGACAAATCAGCTAGGGTGGAACCAGCAGTATCATTAGATGAAGCTCCGCTAGAAGTCAGACCAAACTTTGTTCCCCAAGGAGTACTAGCAATAGCCGCTTCAATCTCATCGATAGTGGCGTTACCGCTCATTAACACGTCTCTAATAGGCTTCATGTTAGCCTGTCTAAGAGTGTTAAGAGTTGCAGTCTCTCCATCTGAAAGGTTAGCGTAGGCTCTTACTCCAACAGAGTTAATAGAAGTAGCGCCAGGCATATTCCAAGTGGTATCCCACGGGTTATATGAAGCAGGGTTCTTTTGCTTAGCGTTTGCTATGCCATTAATAACCCCACCTTCCCAGTTAGCCCAATCCGCAAGACCAGCTAGGTTTTCTGAGGTTACAGGTGCACCAAGCTTATTAAGAATGTCTGTAGAGAAGTCATTAATGCTTACCTGACCGCCGCCAGCGCGAGCACCTTTGTAGTTTAAAGGTAAAGCGTTGTTAGGAATGATAGTTCCATTGACGTTAGGGACAAAGAGCTCTGGGCCCTTTTCACCTACAAGGTACGTATTAGCTGCGTTGGTTGGACCGCCCTCAGCTTTAGCTCCAGCTAAGTTAGCGAGCAGCCCCATGAACTTTCCGCCAATACCATTACCAGCAGAGCCTAATGTTTGAAGAACTGCAGCCAAGCCATTCATCATTTTGATAGCTGCTGCAGAAACAGGGTTCTGGTTAGCCGCATTACCCATATCAGTAAGCGTCATCTTTGTAGCATAAAACCCAGCAGCTCCAGTGCTAGCGGTCATTCCTAGACCTTGAGTAGCAATAGAGTTACCATAGTTAAACGACTGCACAGCCGATGTAGTCATATTAGCTTCCAAAGCATTAGCCGCGTTTATAGCTGTGCTTCCACCAGATGCTGTTTGACGGGCTTTAAAGATAAGACCGTTCTTTACCAAGGTGTAGACCATAGCGTCATCGCCAAATAGGTTACCAATCATGGCGTCCATGGAGTTACCAGGCTGGAACGCAATAAGAAGTTCTCTTTCAGAAGGAGACTTGTTACCTCCATAGGCACCAGAGTAGTCTCGGCAAATCTTCTTCCAAAGGTCATCAATAATCTGGTCAGGCGGTTTTAAGTTACCGTTAGCGTCTCGAATTTGAATGCCAACGCCCTTAAGCATGTTAACGTTCTTGCCCTGCTGCATAACTCCGTATGCTCGCATAGCACCTGTTCCACCAATACCTGGAGCAAGGTTGGAGACATTAGCTACGCCTTGAGCTACGCTTCCGTTAAAGTCACCGCCAGCACCCATTAAGAAGTTAGGGCTGGTAATTCCATAGCTTTGAGCCGCTGTCAAAGCATTAATGGCGTCCATCTTGTCGTTCATGGCACCAGCTGCGGCAAAACGCATCATTGTGTCGTTTGCGTAGTTATACCCAGCAACTAAGTTTTGATTTGCTTTATTGCCGTTGATACGGGCCATGGCGGTCTCAAGTAATGGGTTGCTTACTCCAGTAGCGGTCATCTGTCCAGAGTTAAAGAGAGTGCTACCTGTAATAGGCATGTTTGCATAAGCGCGTGTAAGAAGAAGCTGAGTCTGAACCATGTCAGATGTAGAGTTAGCTGAGCCTAGGGCTAATCCAGCCCCGTAAAGAACTCCACCACCAGGAACAGCAGCGTTACTTAGATTGCTACCAGCAGCTCCATGACGCTCCCAGTAACTTCCTCCACCAGCAATAACAGTTGGGCCGTTGCCTCCGCCACCGCCACCACTGCCACCTGGAAGAGCAAAGAGTTGGTTGTTTCCGCCGCTACCGCCGCCGTTATTATCTTGACCAGGTATGTGGAACACTGGGTTAGGGGCAACCTGATTACTAGATTGCCCACCAAACCCTCCGCCGCTCATTCGTGCGACGCCTGTTCCCATTGTTTGAACTACGCTAGACCACTCTTGCTTAAGAAGAGCAGTCTCTTGGCGCATGGCAGCGATACCGCTCTTTAAGTCGGTAATAACATAGCTAGTGCGTGAGCCGCCTAAGTTTAAATCACTCTTTGGGTCATTTGCCATAACTACCTCCTCTTACTGTATCGCTGTGCTCGGTCTAACCAATTTACTCTTTCTCTAACAGATAGGTTACGTATCTCTGTTAAAGTCCAGCCATTGAAAGTACGAGTTAAAAGCTCATACTGATTCAACAAATCGTTGTAAGCTACAAGGTCAGAGTTGAAACAAATCAAGCAAGCTCAGCGGTAAAGGCATTGCCTCACCACATGCCTTGCATGGCTTTGTCACCTCCCCAAGGCGTGGGCCTGGGTTGCGTGTCAAAATCTCGTCTACAATCTTTGCGCGGTCTACCATGCTTAGTGATAGAGCGGTTGAAGCTCCCAAAGATGGATTGCCGTTGACAGAAAGAACGCACCCTGAAAGGAGTAGTGTGTTAATTTCTGAGGACGTCTTATCCGCATTGTCCATCAGCTTCTTCTGTACTAAGCCTGTAGGAAGGACAACTGCTACTGGACCTAGCTTAGACTCCGTAATCCAAGCGCGGTCATTGATAGCATCTGATAGGGTTCTAACAGGCACATCAGTAGAGAGGTTAATCGTAGCGTCGTCTTCAGTCTGACAACCAAAGCACTTAACGCGCATATTAATCTCATCTCCAAACGTAACTCGTCGGATACCGATAAGGATGGCGTCTCGGTCTCCCGTAAGAAGACTGTCAAGGTCTTCTCTGGCTACTGCCTTTCCGCCAATCTTTACCAAACCGCGTTCAAGAAGAACGTTAAGGGCTTTTGCTCTATAGGTTGCTTTTGAGACAGCCTCTTCGTCAGCTCCGTTAAGCTCTCGAACCTCTGCGGTTTTTACTAGTTTCCCGTCAGCTCCAATAAAGCCGCCAGGCAAATCAACTTCGGTATCGGAAGGGGCCCGAGATGTTATTACCACCTCGGGCTCTTCCATAGCCTTTTTAGCGTATTGTGATACTAGTTCAGCATCAGTGATGATGTTTGACACGTGTTATTCTCCTTTAGTATTGGTTAAGCTAGTGAACGGCTATCTGTTGGGTTGAAGCTGCTATCAGTGAAGAACACTGAGAGGCCTTCATGTACCAAGTTCATAGACTCAAACAGGATTGCTCCGTCGTTTGCGTTCAAGTCTGTGTAGCTGAGCTGTGTAATCCAGGCGTTACGGATATCAAAGCCCATGCGAGGAGTATTGCTCGCAGCAGAGTTTGGATGGTCCATTACGTAGATTTTCATGTTAACGCGGAAGCCCTTACCGTTAGCCACGCCAGCTGTGAGTCCGTCTCCAGCAACAGCTGCAAACATTCCACGCATCCAGGCAATAGCTTGGTCGTTTCCGTATAGAACACCACGCTGCAGGGTAATAGGTGTGAACGTTGTCATACCTGGTACCTGGTGCACAGTAGTGTTGTATCCACCCTCACGGTATTGGATACTTTGGGTTGTGATGTTCAACCCGCTGACGTTTACGAAGCCGCCTACAAAGCCAGCCGACATAGCTGAGGTGCTTGGAGCACCTGTACCTGTGGTTAGCTTGTTTGAGAAGACTCCGTCAGATGCGGCTGTAAACTCCACGATGAACCGAAACGAGCGTAACGGGTCGGTCGCTAGAGTAGAGAACCGATTAAGCGATGTATCTGCCATTTGTGTTTATCTCCTTTACGCTACAGTAACGGTCGTGCTACCGTTAAACTGACCGATTTTGATGACTACATATTCGGCTGGACGCTGTAGAGCAACGCCAACTTCAATGTGCACTTCTCCATTGTCAATGGAAGCCTGTGGGTTATTAGTTGAGTCAACCTTTACATAGAATGCCTGTGCAGGTGTAGCTCCATTTAACCCACCTTGAGACCAGAAGTTAGTAAGGAAGCTTGACAAAGTTGAGTTCAAACGGCGCCATAGAGCAGCATCGTTTGGCTCAAAGATTGCAAACTGGCTTAGGTCCTTAAGTGACTTCTCCAAGTAGATAAGGGTACGACGCACTGGTACATAACGGTCGATATAACCTGACTTAAGTGTGCGAGCGCCCATAACTACAATGCCTGAACCTGGAACGTACTTAATAGCGTTTACAGGTACAGACGATGTATTTAGAGAATCAAGGTCTGTGCTTGACAGTGGTGTAACTGAGACAACACCAGCAAGACGTGTTTGGATACCAGCTGGGGCCTTGAAGACTCCACGAGATGCGTCTGTAGAAGCGTAAAGACCGATGATAGCTCCTCCAGGAGCAACAGTCTTAGTAGCTCCAGATGCAGAACCTAGACCAAGGGTTGGGTCAGCAATGGTAACTTGTGGGTAGTAGACAGCTCCATATGAACCAGTTGTGCTAGTTCCGTATGTAGCAGCTGTGTAAAGCTCAGTTCCAGAGGTACCAACTGGGCCTACTGCGGCTCCTGCAACTGGGTCAATAACAACAAAGACGTCTTGACGGTTAGCAGCATAAGCTAAAGCTGCATTAACAGTGTTGGTATCTGTGTAGTTAGGGATGTTGAGGATAAGAGACTGGCTAATGACATCAAATGGGGAAGTACCAGATGTGCTTAGCTTTGCCTGGATTGCTGCAGTACCGATAGCGTATCCGTTGAGCCCACCTGATAAGTAGAAGTTAACTACTGTCAAAGCTGGGTTCTTTGTTGCGCCTGAAGATGAAGAGCCACCATCAGCCGCAATAAGATAAGAAGAGCTAGCGTTGATAACGTTTACAGAGTAACGGGCATCAGTAGTCACCATTGAGATGTCTGTGAAGCGCTCTACAATGTAAGCGTCTGTTGTCCCACCGTTGTAAACGGTGAGGTTAAAGTAACCAGTTGTTGGCGCATCAGTAACAGTTACGTTAATCTGGTTGCCCCAAGTACCTGGGTTAATAGCTGTTAGAGAAAGGGTGTTGACTGGTGTTCCTGCGCGGTCCTGCAGGATACGGGCAGCAGCAGTTGCATTGTTAGAAGGTGTTGAGTCACCTGTAGTAACAACACGAAGTACATAAGCCTGACGACCACCGTTGGTGAAGAACTGCCATAGGGCAATTGGAAGGTCGTTAGGAGCAGATGTGTTCCAAGAACCAAATAGATTTACATACTGGCTCCAAGAAGTAACAAGCGTAGGAACAACTGGGCCCTTGTCATTAGCGCCGATGAAGGCTGCTACTGAGTCGGAAGCTGGTCCAGGCGTTTGCTGTGTTGGGGTCAGCGTCTCTTGAACGTACACCCCAGGACGGGAAAATGCCATTAGATTATCTCCTTAACTTTTGACGTAAGTAACATTTAGAGCACCGTGTAGTAACCAGAAGGGGTTTTCGTCTTGTAGTTAATTGATACAGTAGTAGCCGCCTTGATAGCAGTATCTGCTACAGATGGGCTCATCTCACTGACTACTCGAACTGAGTAGACATTGCGAAGGAGACGACGGTTACCCGTTTCGCTCTCTACGGTATCTCTTTTTGTAAATCCATCAAGGAACATGGAGCGATAACCAGTCTCTGTACCTAATTGGTTAGGGACGGCTAGCTTTCCGTACTTCGATGGAAACTTGTTTAAGAGCGCATAGATGATGGCTCTGTCATGGCGTGGGTGACGCGCATAGGTAGTAACTTGATAGACAATGTCATAAGCGACAGGCATATCGTATTTATGGTACATACCTGAGACTGGGGTCACTGTGCCGTTATAGTCTTGGTCATAGATAACTCCGCCATGTTGACGGTTGTTGGCTGGAAGTATGTCAATCAAGTCAATGGTGATGAATGGAAATGCCTGGTCTCTGACTTCAATATCTGGATAGCCGAACCACACCTTGACTGGGCGGCTAGGGTTAGTGTCATCGGATACGGTGATACCAGATAGGTAAGTCTTTAGTGCTTGGTCTTCAGCGATGATAAACGGGTTACCCATTAGAACACACCTTCCATTGACATAAGCTGGTCTATGGTTTCGCCATCCAGTACCTTTTTAATCAAAGGCTCAATGTAATCATCAAAGGTTTGAAGGATGGAGCGAGGAGGTGAGGCGATACCGCCGTGCTCTAAATCAAGAACTTGCTCAGAGATAGCGTTAGGCCAAGTGGCTGCGATAGAGCCGTCTATGTACTCAACCTTGAGCTGAGCTGATATCTGGGCAGGCCAGCCTGCTGTAGCCGCTGCGTTTTTTAACATTATCTCCAGCTTAGGGAGTAAGTAATATGCGGCGTCTGCCGACAGGAGGTTATCCTCTACGTTAGCGCTTGAGGACATTCTTATACACTTTACCCGCTAGGTATGCCGCGCCCACGATATCTACAAGCTTATCTTTGTCTTGCGTACTAAGATGCTTCGCAATCTCTTTAGCGAAGTCAGCCTCTGTGGGTCTATCTACATTATCAGACATGGCAAATCTCCTAAGGCAGTGTACTTCGCAAGGGGTGTAGCTGTAGTTCCCGCATGGAACTAATTAAATCATAAAGCAAAAAACCCCCTTGCGGGGGCTTAATGGTTACTTCTTTTTGACCTTCTTGGCTAAGGCCTTGTCCATCTTCTTATCTTCGGCACGAGATGGCTTCTTCTTATCCATCTTCTTGTCCGCAGCTTCAAACTTCTTCTTCTGAGCTGGGGTCATGCCCTTTTCAAGCTTTTTATCCTGCTTTTTATCGGCCTTCTTGCAAGCGCCGTTACAGTTTGGCTTTGAGCAGCCACATCCACATGACTTACACATTACTTCTTACCTGCTTTCTTCTTAAGGGCCTTGAAGTCGGCTCCAGTTATCTTACCTTTAGGAGAAGCTGCACCAGCAAGTTTCTGTTGCTTTGGGGACATCTTCTTCTTAGACTTCTTGCCCATACATCCGCACGTAGCGCACATATTACTTACCTGCCTTCTTCTTGGTGGTTTTCTTTACTTTGTTAGGAAGCTTCTTCCCTTTAGGGGTTTTGTCTTCCCACTCCTTAGCCATCTCTGGGTGCTGCGAGTACATAAACTTACGCTGAGACTGTGACTTGAAAGGCACTACGCGACTACCTTAGAGTAAAGAACGGTTACGTCATAGGAAGATGAGGTTCCAGCAAGAGAAATGGCATAAAGCACATCCCCAGCGTTTAACGACACCTGCTGAGTTGCGTTAGTCGCAATTCTAAGGCCGCGGTCAACAGTATTACCCGTAGCCACAGAGGAGTCACCAATGAACACTGAGCCAGCGTTTACGTTAGTGACCGTCACAACGGTTGTAGGGTTTCCCGCTGGGATTGTTGCAATAATGGTAGGTGTGGCAGCCGCTAATGCAAAGCTATCGTGTACAATTGCCATGAGGTCTCCTTAGTTGGCGTATTGTTCAAACTGTGGGTCGTTAACCATCTCGTCAGGCATAACCTGCTTGCAGTCAACTGATAATAAAGTATAGCGCTCGCCTATGATTCCTAGTTGCTGAGCGTTGTATGGGCGCCAAACTTCGCCCTTCCAGATAATACGGCTTCTATCCTGGAAGTCTGGGTTAGCCATGGTACCTGGGGAGATGGCTTCGATGTCGTCTGAGTTAAGGGTGAGATGCAGGGTATCTGAGTTGTAGAAACCAGCCTGGGAGATTCCAGAGTCGCCTTGCTTGATGACAGCCCTGACAACCTGAATCGTGTATGGGCCAGCCCACTCGCGCCCACCTGCATGGCGGCTAGGGGCAAAGGCTACGTCATAGATAGGGTCTACTACCGTGTCGTTTTTATCAAAGATATACCAAAGGGCATGAGTACCGACTGGATTTCTCAAGTCGGCGTTCATGCCACTTAGGATTTCATTTGTTTCAAAGTCGGCATCAAACCTGCCACCAGGACCATAGGACTTCATGCCAGACCTTCCTTACTAAGCTTGTGGGGCTACTTCTTCTCTTGGCGTGTTTAGCGCGTTAAGGCGAAGTACTGTGTACTCAGCTGCTGTCTGGGCCTGAAGGTCCATAACGATGTCTGAGCAAGCGCGTCGGACCTCTACTAGAGATGCTTCACGCTGTACTTCAACGCTGAGAATAGATGGGTTACGCTCGATAAATACTCCGCCGTCTGGGGAGATAAGTACCGCAAAGCCTGAGAGAGGCTTAGGCGCTTCATCGTGGGTGTGCTCTACGCCATCTTCATGGACGTGTGGGATTGTATCGTCTGACATTTAGTTCTCCTTAGACTGATTATTGTATACCTAAGTAGGCAGGTGCTTCAGGCCATACTATATCAGTAGGAAAGCCCTCTTGTTGAGGCACATCTAGCAGAGCCTTGCGAAATGCTGCGACCTCAGCCTTCTGCTCTTCCGTTACCTCTGCCCAACGAAGGGGGTTAGTGACTACGGCGTCTAACTGCGCTAATACTATCTTTCTGTGCTGACGTACCCCAGCTGCTAAATCCTCTTCACTAGGTACAGGCATCACGTAATCTACGATTTCGCCAGCCTCCCCACTAATGATTTGCTGGTAAACATACTGCCCTGTTGGCACATGGTCGTCTTTGTTCGCCACATAAGGGTGAGTTTCTAGTTGACCACCAGGTAGCTGAAGGTCTACCACACATTGAAAAGCCTGGTCTGAACCAGGGATTAGACGCTTAGGTTCTCTAACATTGCCGATAGAGATGCCGCCGATTGTTTCCATTTTATTCTCCTATGCTGTTCTTACGATTAAAGCTTGAAAAAGACTTGAGCCTCTTGATACCCACGTACCACTAAGAATGTTACCAGGGTTGCTGGAAGCAGGCCTCCATACTTGAGGATAGTTACTACCAGTATAGTACGGGGCAGCTGGGTTTAATCCAGTTCCTGTATTTGACCAGCTATCCAATGGTATTGGGTTTGTCGGGTTAAAGTGATATTGCATGTCCATTAACATGTAGGTTCCTATGTTATAGGATGTAGCCAATGCGTAGGTATTTCCGTCAAGGGAGCGAAACTGCCCATTGTTTTGGTAGCTTCCATCAGGAAAGTATATGTTTACTGAGTCGACTGTTAGGGTCATGCCACTCTCCTAAATAATAGGTAGAAGTACTGGAAGTCTGTATCCGCTCCATCACCAGCCCAGCCAGCTGCTCTCCACGTACCAGCTAAAGCATAGTAATTGGTGTTAGTTGTTGGAAAGTTTACTGCGCTAGAAGTGGATGTAATAAAACCGCTAACCGTGTTGTAGTTAGACGCTCCTGTGTAAGGCCCATAGTTTGCAGCATATGGGTAGTAATTGGAAGGCCAAGGGATAATGTAAGCACCAACGCCATTAACAAGGGGTGTGTTGTTTAGATACGACAGGGTAACTTTTGGGTTTAGTTGGTTCACCATAACGTAAGAACCTAGACCATAGCTACTCCAGTAGGTACCACCTACGTTTGAGTATGATGGTTTGGTTGTCCAAGTTGTTCCGCTTGAAAAAGTAAGTGTTGTTCCAGATAAGGTGGTAGTCATTATGCAACCCTCTCAATCATAGTAATATTCAAAAGATACTGTGCTCCCTTATTAACTGGGTTTCCCCTAGCTTTCCAAGTTCCAGATAAACCTACCCCAGACCCGCCATTTGTAAATACCATTTTAGGGTCTAGGTACTGGGTACTTCCGCCATAGTATTGGCTTGCTGCCACAAGCCCATTATATGTGTATGAAGGGCTTGTAGTATTCAATTGCCATTGACTTAATGGAGACGCACTAGGTCCTCCTGGAAAGTTTCCAGCATAAAAAAAGTTAACAGCAAACAGCAAAGCACCTATTGCATAACTTCCAGTAAATTCTGACGTGTTGGTGTCTACCGTAATAACTCCGCTTGGGTAGTTTCCATTAAAAGAGGTGCCATCAAAGAAGTATACGTTTGTACCGTCGATAGTAGTAGTCATGTGTTAATCCTTTAATTCTTTTACTTGCTCCTCAAGAGAAGCAATCTTAGCAGACTGCTCTTTAACTGCCTCGATGAGTAGCCCAATCATGTTCTGGTAAGCAACTGTGTGCATGCCTTCTGGGTTAGTACGAACTACCTCTGGAAGAACCTCAAGAACTTCCTGAGCAATAACTCCAGCTTCACGCTCACCGTTGTGGTCAAAGGTGTAGCCAGAGATAGCGTTAACCTTATCCAAGGCGTTTTCAATCTTGGTGATGTTGCTCTTAAGGCGCCTATCCGAGTTAATGGTAAGAGTTCCACCAAGCGTTAAGTTACCACCACCGCTTAGGTTAAAGATGTTTTGGCTAGCTGACCAACCGCCAATTTTAAATACGTTATCCGTATCAAGACCCATTTGGATTGCATAGTTACCTGGTCGATGGAACGATATAGCACATGCGTTGGAGTTATCTCCACGCACAGAGAAGCTTCCAGTATCTAAGCTATTAAAAAGAGTACCACCCGTATTGGTTTTACCAATAAGTAGACCAGTAAGAGTTCCACCAGAAAGTGGCAAAGCATAGGAGCTGTAGTTAGAGGTGGTAAGCCCGTTGGTTACAGAGCCAGCTGTAGTAGCTGAGGTAGCTGTAGCAGCGTTACCGTCAATACTAACGCCAGTAAGGGTTTGGGAAGCTGAGGCACGGTTATTAGCAATCTGGGTGGTGCCCACATAGAAAGTATTACCTTGTAGGTCAACTGTTCCAGTAGCAGCGGGAAGAGTAATTGTATTAGTACCCGCGGTTGCTGCGGCTTGTACTGTGATAGTTCCAGACGTAGAGCCTGGGAATGCCACGCTTGTAATACCCGTAAGCGCAAGGTTGGCTGAAGAGCGGTTAAGGGCTACCGCTGTGCTACCAATATAGACGGTAGAGTTACCTAAGATGGTTGAGGATAGAGTTCCACCAGATAGGTTAGAGGCGGTAAGAGTCGCCCAAGAGGCGGAGGTTCCGTTGGTTGTTAAGAAGTTTCCGTTGTTACCTGTTTGAGTTGGAAGCGCTTGAATAGTTGCCCAAGAAGCAGTAGTTCCATTGGTAGTTAGGTAGTTTCCAGATTGACCTGTCTGTGACGGCAAGCTAACTGGAGCGGCTGCCCACTTAACACCTGAAGTCTGTGAGCTGTCGGCGGTTAATAGATAGGTGTCTGTTCCTACAGGTAAGTTTGTAAAGGCTGAAGTTGAGGTGCCTACAAAGAGCCCGCCCTTAGTGGTTGCGCTTAATCCAGAACCACCTGAGCCCACAGCCAATGGGGTCGTGGATAAGGTTAATGAGGTGGCGGAAATAGCGCCAGTAAAGGTAGCACCAGCCAAAGGAGCATAAGCAGTTAAGGCAGTGGTAAGCTGAGATTGGGTTAAACGGTTGTTTAACTGTGTTTGGATATCGCTGGTAGTAGTACTGAGGTACTGAATCTGAACAGCGCTTACCGCTCCAATAGATGCTGATGCAAGGGTAGCGGAGCCAAGGACGGTAGTGTTACCGTCAATGACCTCGTTACCCGTTACATTTAGTGAGCTAACTACAAGGGGTTGACCGTAATTGTGATTGAGCGTGTTTAGCGCCACGGTAAATCCTCCTTAAGCTTGAGCCTCTTGCCAGGATAGACGTGCGTTGATTGAGTTAGATGTTACGCCTGAACCCGATAGGTTACGGATACAGATGGTTACTACGTCTGGACCATCAGGGAAGATATTGCTTCCATCTGTAGAACCAGCAGTAGTGCTACCGCCAGCAAAGATAGAGTTACCAAGAGTCTTAACCTGAGTCAAGGAGTTAGAAGCTACGTTTGCATCGTTAGCAGGTACGTTGAGGAAGTATGAGAAGATGGACTCACCACCAGTGATAGTGGTGTTAGCTGCGTGGTACATAACCTGTGAAAGGCTAGAGCCACCAACGTTAGTCCAAGTATTTCCTGTTGCTGTGCTTAGCTTACCGTTCAAGATAACTTCAATCATAAAGAGTCCTGGGTTACCAGCAGTGGAAGCTACGTTAGCAAGTACGTCCATCTGGAATAGGGCAAGTTGCATACGGTTAATCAACTCACGCTGACCAAGAGTACCAACTACACCATTATCTACAGAAGGTGCTACACGCAAGCTGAGAGCTGCGTAACGATTTGTAGTACTTCGTGGGATATTAATACCAGTGTTCTGCTGAGTCTGGAAGATGTAAGACTTATCATCATCAAAACGACCATCCATTATTACAGATGAGCCCCAGTGGCTGGTTCCAGTAGCTACTTGACGTGAGTACAAGCGGACTGAGATAGGAGCAGTAGCAGCGTATGTGAAGGTGGTTGCTGCAGAACCTCCACCAGTTGCACCAGTATTTGGGTTGATAACTACGTTAGTAAGACCACGAGTTAGTCCTGTAAAGGTTGTAGCTGTCTTACCTGTGTACGAGATGTACTCAATAGCCTTGTTAGATACACCTGACTGTGCAAGAAAAAGGGTTCCTGATGATGGGAACGCAGAAGTATCTTTAACAGCCATAGAAGTATCACCAGAGTTAACTGTTGCTGTGATAATTGTACGAGGGGTGTCGTTAGACGCTTCGTAGCGAGCAGGTAGGTTACCTGAACGCATATAGGCAGCAGTGTTTACGTTAGCGTGGGTCATACGGTGGACATAGATAACCTGTCCACGTTCGTCCTTAACACCAAAGCGGATAGCTCCAGCACCGTACCAAGCGTAGTCGATGTAGAACATCTGCATCTTAGAAAGGTTGATGGTTACGCCAGAAGGGCCTGTGCCGTCAAGCTTATCGATGTTGAACTGGCTGCTTGGTACACGTAGTTCAACTACCTTACTAATGATTCCACCAGAAGCAATAGATGGACCACGGTATTCTGGGAAGATGTAAAGTGAGGTATCGCTAACAATGGATTCTACAGAGTAGGTGACACCACGAATAACAATCTTATCGCCAGGAGTTAGCTGGCTAGAGAAGGCTGTACCAGTTCCTGTAACTGTCTGTGAACCGTTAGTGGTTGAGATGTTACCTGAGATTTGGTCAATGGAGTTACGGCGTACTGCGTTGAAGTTCTGACCATCGTACTCAAAGAAGAAGCCGTTTTGGTCATCAAACATACCCAAACGAACCTGAGCACCGTACCAAGAGCTTGGCGCAATGTTGATAGGCCAACCTGGTGCAGGAGTAATGGCTGGAACTGAAGTTGCTACGTATGTGAACGATAGCGGGGTAGGAACAGATGTGACTGTCCAAGTGCCGTTGTACGCTGTGTCTGAAGCGCCAGATACTACAACCTGTGCTCCAATTCCAAGGAAGTGCTCGTAGTGAGTGGTTACCGTTACAACGTTAGAAGAAGCAGTTACTGAGTCCACAGTAAATACTGGCTTCATCATAGAACCCGTAGAGAACTGAACACCCTTACCAGACTGGTAACGGAAGTACTTACGTGTCTGACGAATAACGCGTGAACCTGGAGCAGAGACACCAGTTGTGAACTTTACGCCACCGTCAAATGGGCGGTGGATAGACTGAGTTCCAGCACGTGGTGTAAGTGATGTTGCTGTAGCTGTAATTGTTCCTGTTGGGGTATCAACTACAGTAAAGGTAAAGGTAGTTGTTGTAGGGGTGGTTGCTACTTCCCAAGCACCGTTAGGTGGATTGGTAGAAGCTGTAGTTCCTGATACATAGATTAGGTCACCACAAACAAGTCCGTGAGCGTTAGTCGTAGTGGCTGTTACAGTGGTTCCTGTGTTAGTGAAGGCCGCACCAGCTGTAGCTGAGACTGGAATTGGTGAAGATGAGTAGTCAGCTGCTGAGTAGATAAAGGTCTTGGTGGCGTCTAGGATTGAGCCGTTAGTAACGATGGTTGAACGGGCGTAGTAAGTAAAGGTATCATTGGATACTGTAGTTGTAGAAACTGCCTTGACCATGAACCAACCGTTAGCGTATGGGTCCAAAGTATCCTGAATGAAGAACTTAGCACCAGCTGCAAGTCCGTGCGCAGCTGTGGTTACGACTGTGACTAGGCGAGAAGAACCCGTACCTGATACAGAGACAATTGGGTTAGCTCCGCCTGCAGGCTGAGCAACAGGGGCCTGAATATCGTAGTACTGGGTAGGCTTGTTGTTGACAAGAGAGAGAACTTCCCACTTAGTAGGCTGGGTTCCATATTCAAAGTCGGTGTCCATCAAAGCCTGTGGTTCAGAGACACGAAGCTTCTGAACTGGGTCAAGCATTGACTCTTCTGGGTAGAACTTCTCGTTGTACTCGTCAATGATGAACTGGAGCTTGTCGCCCACGCTCATCGCTACAGTATTGTAGTTCAAAACAATTGTGGTCAACTCATTGTTGCTTGAGTCGATGGTTGCGGTGTACGAGGTCGCAATAAGGCTAGGGTCAGAGAAGTTGTAGATGACCTGGTTGGTTGAGACGTTGGTGATGAGAACCATGCGCTCTCTGGCAATGTACTTTGGGAGGGTGATAGTACGGGTAGAAGGGGTAAAGGTATACCCGTTTTCAAATAGTACTTTTCTTGCCATTGTTGTTCTTCCTTCTCTAGATTCCTAGCAGTACGTCTACTGCCTTGAATGGGTAGCTCTTGTGGATGGTGTTGATGTTTGGGCCTAACATGACCCGACCATCAAACGTAGAACCAGCTGGAGGCACCTGGCTAAATGCGATGTATCCATCGTTATCTAGCACAAATCCATCTAATGGTAGCAGAGATTGCCACACATAATCTGGGTAACTTGGTGTCTGCATAATGCCGTTTAAGGTAATCATCAGTCTAAGTGGGTTGTAAAGCATTTGTTGGACGCCCTGGAACTTAGGAGCAAAGCGGCTGGTGCGCCCATCAAATACATAACGCAGGTCATCCAAAGGAATGATGTCTGGCAGGTAAGGCAAGCTGGCAAGAATTAAATCATCTACGTACTTCTTGCTTGTTGCATCTGTGGTAGCTGTAGGTACGACAGGGACTGTTACGTGGCCTGTAAAGGTTGGGTTGGCTGTACGGGCAATAGCGGTAGAGATATAAGGCTCAGCGATTGGGGTGGCCTGCCAAGTACCGATTGTTACGTTACCTAGGGTAGCGATGTTAAGAGGCACACCTGAGTACTGGGCAAAGGTGATTACGTCTGTTCCCACCTTGATGGCACCGCTAGGGCTGGTAGAGGTTCCAGCGGTAGAGACCACATAGGAAGCGTTGGCGTAATAGGTTCCGCCAGTTACGAATACATAGGCACCTGGCTTGATAACGCCAGTATTACCGTCACCGTTGAAATCTGTAGCACGGGTAAGTACCCACTTGGCATCGCCAGCGCCAGGGTTGGTAACAACGTAGACACCGTTCTGCTTTGCGTCAGTCTGGTCTTTAATAAGGACACGGCTGTTGATGGTAGCCAAGATGCCATCAAGGGTAAGCGCGCCATTTACTGAAGCCGTAAGGGTAGCTCCTATGCCTAGGCCTCCAGAGGAGTCAGAGGTTCCAGCGGCGTATACAGAGCTAAGGTTAGAGCCAGTAGTACCAAGGGTTACTTGGTTCTTGATGATGATACCTGCGGCTACGTTATCCACATACTGCTTATTGGCAGCATGCCCAGATGAGGTTGGGTAGGGAACAGTGACTGTTTTGTTATAGTTTGCTGGGATATTAACGTTATAAGAACTAGTGGAGCCGTCTGTGGTAGAGCCGATATTGACTGCGGTTATTCCGCCTGAGGCGTTACCAGTAGCAAGGTTTACAGTCTTGGTAACTCCGCTAGCGGTAGGGTTAGTGGAGTAGTTATGGGTGATAGCGCCTGAAGGCGTTCCACCAATGGTTAGGCTTGTAGCTGCTCCCGCAAAGTTAACTGTGGTTGCTACGGTGTTAAAGAGGTTTACGTAGTTTAAGTTACCAACCAAGGTTGGTGCATTTAGCGTGGTAACTGAGGTGGCGTCGTTAGAGCCGATAGCCAGGGTAGTAGCTGCCCCAGCAAAGTTGATGGTAGTAGCTAGGGTGTTAAGAAGGTTAAAGCTGGTAGTTCCAGCAATGAGCGAGGTATTTATAGTTCCAGAGGTAGCTGGAAGATAGGCAGTAGTATCGATAGCCCATGTTCCTGAGCCTGTGCGCTTTAGGTTACCGATACCCGAGTTAAGGGCCGCAATTGCGGTAAGGTCTGCGCTTACTGGCTGGTAACCAGTGTGGCTGTGGCCTGTACCAGACTTACCATCAATTTGAGTTTGAAGTGCTGAGGTTACGCCTGTTACATAGTTAAGCTCTGTGGTACTAGCGGTAAGGCCATGAAGCTTGTTGATTTCAGCTGTAGTAGCTGTAGCGCCAGCAAGCTTATTAATTTCAGTAGACGTAGCCGTAATCACTACGGTGTCATTGATATAAGGATTAGTTAAAGTCTTGTTGGTCAGGGTCTGGGTGCCAGTAAGAGTAGCTACAGCAGAGCTAACATCTAGGGTTAGCACACCCGTTCCAGAGTTGTAAGACTTTGTAAGACCACTACCCACCGCAGTAGCGGCGTTCATCTGTGTGGATACACGACCAGTTGTGAAGTAAAGATTAGTTCCCTCAGGCACAGCCGTAGTAGTTAGAGCAGTAAACTTACCATCTGTATATGAGTTTGCACTAGATAGAGTGGTTGAATCACCTGTAATACGAAGAGCGGCTTCAGCTGCAATAGCTGTGTTGCGGTTGGTTACTTCCGTAGATATAGCTGAGTTTACAGACGTGCTAATAGCTGAGTTTCTATTTGTTACCTCAGTAGAGATAGCTGTGTCTGTGTAACTCTCCGCAGTCGTTAACGCGCTAGAGGCAGAAGCATCCGCATAGGATTTAGTAGCTAAGTTAGCCGTGTTAGCTATTCCATGGACACTAGTAGTCGCTGAGTTGTGCGTGGCTATAGCAGAGTTTCTGTTAGTAACCTCAGTTGCCATAATGGTATCGGCATACGTTTCAGAGGTACCTATCGCATCGTTCTTAGCGTTAGCTATGTTGATGTTGCGGTTAGTAACTTCGCTAGCAATCTGAGAATCTGTATACGCTAAAGCTTCTGTTTGATGTTGTGCATCTACGCCAAGTGCATACCCAACAGCACCGTTGATGGAGTCGTAGATATCTTGAGGAAGAAGTCCTACTTTCTCCCAAGCAGTGCCGTTATCAAGCCACATAAACCCAACGTTGCCGATAAGGCTATAGGTGTCTGTAGAGATATAGGTGCGACCAGCAATACCAGCAGTTGGCTTGCTTGCCTCAGTTCCGTACTGTATAGATGCTGAACCGCCAGAAGAAACCCAGCTGCTACCGCTATAGCTATAAAGAGTGTTATTTACTGTATTGAAGTACAGGTCACCCGCTTTAAGGGTTGGTGTTGTAGGCGCAGTTGCTGACGCCAGTACGTTTAACGGAACGAGACTTTGTTTGCTCATGCGTTATCCGTGGACTACTACGCGATACTGACCTGAAGTTGGGGCTGTTGAAAACAGCAATGTGACTGTATTAGCTGTAGTGTGTTGTACATCGCAGTTAACCTCATCATAAGTAGAAGTAGACGAGTATACACCAACTGTTACGTCGCGTGTGTTCAGGTTGTGTGTGACGGTTATTGAGGTCGAAGTTCCATCACCGACTGCAGTTGCATACTTGCGAACTACAACGTCGGTGTTAATAGCTACCTGGTTAGTCGTTGCAGCTCCAGCCGCACCAGCACCAGCGATGGTAATACCAAGGCCAGAAGTTACATAAAGACCAGTTGAGTCTGTAGTTAAACCAGAGGTAGAAGCTAGCTTGATAGCAGCAGTGGCTCCTGTAGAGGTAGCCTGCAAACCACCAGTTGTGCTTGGGGCAAAGTTAACTGTAAGACCAGAAACGGTAATACCGTTACCACCAAGGATAGTTCCAGCACCAGAGAACTGAGTAAAGGTAATCGCGTCTGTTCCAACTTTAATACCCTTTACTGGGTTAGTTGAAGTGCCTTGAGCGCTTTGAACCCAACCAGTTCCAGCCTGTCCTCCGCCAGCTACATAAAGATAATCACCAGCTACAACTTCAGAAGAAAGTGTTCCATTGTCGTAGTCTGTTGCGCGTGTAAGTGTAAGAGTAGAACCACCAACAACACCTACGGTATACATACCGTTTTGTAACGCTGTTGCTTGGTTCTTAACAAGAACACGCATTCCCTGAACAAGGGTAACTGTGTCAATAACAAGAGTTCCAGCAGCTGAGTAGACAAGAGTTGCGCCAATACCTGTTCCGCCATCTGCGCCAGCAGAGCCAGCGTTGTAGGTCCAGTTAGTTGTAAGAGAAGCTGTAGTAGCCACGTCTGCAGACGCGTGGATGTTTAAGCCTTGAGCTGTTGTATCAACGTAGTTCTTAGTTGCAGCATCTTGAGCAGCTGTAGGGTCTGCAAGACCTGTAATCTTTTGGGAGTTAAATGCTACGGCAGAGGTTGGAACACCGAAAGCAGAGAGTGCAAAACCGCTAGGAGCAAAGCCGTGAACGTGGTCGTCTTTAGCTGGGGCAGTTCCAGAACCGTTAGCTGCGGTTGTGGTGCTGATGTTAGTTGCAGCATTAGCAGAAAGAGAGACAGTACCGTGGGTGTGGTCTGAGCGTGAGACGGTTGCTGCAGAACCTGTTGCTGCAGACTGACCGTAAGTAGTAGTTGAGGTTGGAGTGCCAAACCCTGGACCAGCGTGAACATGGTCTGCACGGGCATAGGTAGTTAGAGAGCCGTCAGAGGCTGTTCCTGTAATTGAGAGGGAAGAGGATGAGCCTGAGCCAAAGGCATGAGTCTGCTGCCAGGTGCTACCGTTTGAGTAGTAGACAAGGTAGTTGTCTGTAGCGTAGTAGAAGGTACCTGTGTTAGAAGAGGCTGCCGCTGGACGTGCTGAAAGAAGACCAATAGAGGTTCCAGTAGCTTGGTTCCAAGCCACACCGTTCCAGGTAAAGAGTTCGTTCTCTACAGTGTCAAAGTAAATCTGACCCTTGACAGGAGAAGATGGCGCAGTACCGAGATTCTGAATGACGGCATTCTGCAGCTCATTCTTGTTTAAATCTATCGGTGTTAAAAATTTACGTGCCATTACTCATGTCTCCTTATGACAAGTACGCTTGTCCGCTGAACGCTGAGGTGAAGCGAATGGTTAAGGCATTGACGCTGGAATAGGTGATTTCACCTTCGACTAGACTGCCGCCAGAGTCTGCAACGGTCACGTTAGGGTAAAAGCCTAGGTTATGAGTAATGGTCCAAGTATTGCTAGAAGTGTTCTGTGTATGATGATACGCCAATACGGGCTGGTTTATAGCCCCAACGGTAATCGTATTTACTGGAACTGCTACCGCAGAAGGCGGGGTGACTGTGACAACGATTGGGCTATTTACTGGGATTGAGGTTGCCATATTAATCCAATGTCACCTGTTGGGTTACGAAGACTTGACCCTTAACATAGGTCTGTTCAAAGGTTGAATCTGAGGCGCTTGTAGCTTGTAGGTCCCAAAACGCTCTAACAGGAAGGTAGGCTGTAGCTGTTGGAGGGAGAGTCAAACGTATTCTTCCGTTTACAGCGTCGATGGCCTCAATAGTAAAGGTAGCGTAAACAGACGGCGAGTTAGGGTAGGTTCTAATCTGAGCCTTAAAGGTAAGGTTAGTGACGTCAAATGGGAAGTCGAACTCACCTGACCAAGAATCTCCTTGGTAGATTGAGATGTCGTAGATACCCGCATACTCAGGCATTACTTGGCGACCAAGCAGGTCATTTTGAATGTAGACGCGCTCTGGCTTACGTGAGTCATCAATTTCTTGAGGCATGTAGATAGGTACGAGCTTGTTGGTTGTGCGTGAGGTACGGCGTAGGGTGCCCATCTCAAGCCGCCACAAACCAATGTTAAGCGCAGAACAGAGCTGCTTGTATTGGTCCCAACGCTGTTGGATGATGGCGGTAAGTTGGGTATAGCGCTGACCTCGTGGGATTACAACACCATCTGGTGCGCTGATATTAATGTCAAAGGCGGCGTCTGTAGCCAGAGCCCATAGTCCCTCAATGGCTGCCAGAATGGCTAGTGGGTACTCTTCAACCGCAGGAATCATCGCTAGGGTTACTGTGCTTCCATAAGCGTCTGTGCGGTTATTGGTGTGCTGTGTGACAGCAGTGTTGATAAAGGTTGTTAGCTCAGAGTCTAAAAAGTATCTGTCCTTGGTACCTGTAACTGTCAGGGTTGAGTTAAGGCTCAAGGCGGTTGTTAGATGGAGCATGCCAATGTTCTGCTCAAGGCTATAGCCAGCAGGGTATGTAAGAGGGGTGCCATCTACAACCACAAGAAGGTTGGTCAGCTCGACAGGCTTAGCGTTTAAATAGTAGGTCTTAGTGGAGCCGTCGCCAGTAGCAGTAAAGGTGAACTGCTGTTGCTGGTCTCCAAGCTCAGTACGAACCCTAGAGAGCAGGTCAGACAATACAGCCACATGAACTCCCTACACTACGGTAGTAATAATGATGACGGATTAAACGGAAAAAGTCTCTACAAACGAAGAAGCGGGCACTATAAAATGCCCGCTGCCCCATACTTAACTGGATTAGATGACGCCAGCTAGGTAGCCCTTTTCCTTAAGGTGCTGAGCTACGTGCTTGGTAACGCGATACTTCTGACCAGCCTTGAAGTTGTAGTTGTTGCCAGCTCCAAGGGTCATGTTTTCAATTGTCTCAATGACACGGATTTCAACGGTGTCCTCAGCTGAGTCCCCTAGAGTGATTGCCTCATCGACAATGACTGTCTGAACGTCAGGCTTTGTAGCATCAATGACTTCAGTCTCAAGCTTTACTTGGGCTGTAGCTGATGCCATAGACATCTCAGCGGCACGTGCTTGCACGGCCTCTGCGTTAGCTTCTAATTGCTGCTCGCGTATACGACCAGTTACATCTGTAGGCTTTTTTGTAGCCACGGTATATCCTCCATTTTAATGACTCGGTTTGAGTAGGGGGGCCTTTCGGCCCCCCGTTAAGCTATTCAGTTGTGATTAGTTGGTTTCTGCAATGATGACAGACTGGTCAGTGATAAGACCAAGACCGAAGATTGAGTACCAAGCAAGTGCATGCTCACGACCGAAGTCAAGAATACCGCCATCGCGGAGTTC